AATGCAACGCCGCGCCGACTGCTGGGTCCGCCACCACCACCATCCGCAGACGCAATGAATATCAGGTCGGTCCAGTCTGTCACCGCCGCCGGATCAAATTGCCAGCTGCGCGTTGCCCAAGCACCGCCCGGTGCCTGTTGAACATCGGATGCAATCAGCGTTCCACCTTGGTACAGGCTGACATCCAAAGTGGTTGCTGAACCGCCGCCATCGATCACCCCGGATTGCACCTGGGCATGGCGGTAATTCAGCGTCACCAACCCACCGCCCGGCGTGCTGGCCGGGTTGGACAGACCAATTTCGATGGCCGAACCATTGGGCCTGTCCTTTGAATACACAAAGTCGGCATCGGATGCCGCAACCTCGTCCAGATCGCTGTAATCCCCCGTCCACCCACCAGGTGAAAGCAGACTATCGGGAAACAGGAACTGGCTGGCCATATCAGCCGATCACCACCACATTGTAAGAATTCAGCGCCGGTGCTGCGGCAAAGGTCAATGTCACGCGGTTCACGCTTGGCCGGGTCACATCCACCAGAACGGAATCATAATTGCCCGAATTCTTGTAAACTTCCACGCTCACATCGCGGCTGCTGAAATTATGGTCCAGGTTGAAACTGGTCGCCGCACCATCGCCAATGGTGGCGGTTGCCTTGCGTTTGCGGCCTGCCCAATTGGCCAGCTTCAACGGGGTGACGATGCGCGCATCATCCGTTCCGGTATCCACTTCCGCCTGCGTTGCCAGTTCGGCGGTGCCTGCGCTGCCTTCTGATGCTGCGCCAGCTGCTGTGCCGAAACTGGTGAAGGCCACAGGATCTGTATCCAGAATGAAATTGACCGCCGTCTGGCGGAATGTCGCCCCGGCAGATGTGCCTTCCTCCACAGTGAACACGGCCTGTTCCAGTTCCTCTGCGGTGCTGGCATCACCCGCCCGCGTGGCGGGCACCGCAGCCCCGTTCCAGATATAGATACCGTTTTCTTCTGTGGCCGTCTGCGCCGGTGCGCAAAAGCGATCATTCACCGCCATATTCACGCCATCAATCGCCGCACCCGGTGCCGCCAGATTGACATTGGCCTGTGCATGCACACGCACGCTGTCCTTCCACGCGATCCCTTCCACCGCGCTGTCAACATAATTCTTGGTCGCGGCATCCTGCGCATTGGCGGGTTCTGGCAGGTTTGTGACCCGTGCCGAATTGCCGAAATCCAGATCGGACAGAACAGATTTACCCATGTTTCACCTCTTCATAAAACCACGCAGCGGCCAGATTGCGGCACTGCAAATTGAACAATCAGTTGGTTGGTCGAAATTTCGATGATCTCTGCGATCACCTCAATCCCGCCATCGGACAGCACCCGCACGGCGGCAGGGCGGCGGCCCAGATTGTGGTTCACCGTCCAGCTGGCTGCGGCGCTGAAGGTCTGATCATGCGCCGCGCCATTGCCTGCTGGCCCGGATGCACCACGCGGCCCGATAATGGCGGCGATGGCCCCGGTCGCATCGCGCGGAATGGCGCGATATTCGCCGCGCTGCGGCCCGCGCCAGAACAGGGCGATGGGGGGCGGCCCCTGCCGGAAAGAAAGCTGCATCACACTCATGCCGGGGTCACGCTTCCGCGTATCTGCACCCGCACCGGATCGGTGATGGCGATCACCGCATCATCCAGTGACAGCACAGCATCGGTAACATAATCGCCCGGATCGATAGCCGATGAATCGGCAATGGTGCCGCGCCAATACGCCATGTCACTGCCGCTGGCGGGAACATAGGCCAGAACGAATTCGGCAATGGCAGGGTCTGATTGTGGCGGGGGACGCGTCCCTTTCTTCAGGCGCATCGCCACCGTCACATTGACGGGATCGATGGAGCCTGCATCATCAATCACCAGGTCAATGATGATGGGTTCGCCGCGTTGGAAGGTGAAGGTTGCGGGCATAATTTAGTCCTGCGGTTCCGCGCCTGCCGCAACGAACCAGTCTTTCAGCTTCAGCAGCTGGCCATTGGCTGCATCCAGCGCGTCACCCAGCGCGCCCAGCAGGCCCGCCGTTTCCCGGTCAGACAGGCAGGGTTCCATCGCCCCACCTTCATCAGCGCATAGTGCTTCACCTGCCGGGATTTCCGGCCAGGTTACGGGATCAGTCCATTCAGCGGGCGGGGCCGCGATCCTGACCCGTTCGTTTCCGCAGGCTGTCAGCAGCAGCATTGGTGGCAGGGCCAGCAGCGCGGCGCACTTCATCGGGGTGCTTGGCTTGGGCATTGGCAATGGCTCCCTTGGTTTCGGCACTGTCGGTGGCGCGCTGTCTGGCGCGTTCCTGATCAGCGGAAATGGCGGTTCGATCGGCATGGGTAACGGTTTCAGCCACCTGGGCAGAAACACCGGCTTCATGTTTTTTTACCACGCCACGGTCATGGAACTGCAACCACAGCAGCGCCGCCCCGGCCAGCGCCACCGCCCCCATCAGCAGATGCGCCCATCGCGGCAGTCCGATCAGCGCGTTCCAGATGGCCACAGGGTTCATCGTTCTTTCGCCTTGTCCAGCGCGGCCAGAATATTGTCACCGTCCGATTTGGCCGGATCATTTTTGGCGCTGGAATGCGCCTTCACAATGCGTTCGCCGCTTTTTCCCAGCGCATAGGTGGAAAACATCAGGCCGAACAATTGCAGATATCCATCGGGCACGTTGCGCATCACCTGCGTCACCGCATTGCCAAAGCGGATGCCCAAGCCCGGTTTTACCAGTTCAATGGCCCCGGCCAGAAAGGCCACGCCGAAACAGGCCATCGCCACGGTGAACAGCAGTGCAGGCCGCACAAAGGGCGAGATGCGGCTTTCCCGCGTCATGCCACGATCCCGGCAAAATATTGTGTTTTCCCGCGCGCCAGGCGTGCCGCAGTCAACGCCTGCCTGCGCAATGGCATTCGCCAGCTGACATGGACCCACCCGCTGTCTGGCACGCCGGGCGTATAGAATTCCAGGATCAGCTGATCGAAAGTCAGCCAGTCGCGTATCCATTCCGCAATATCGACATTGGAAATGCCGGGGATTTCAAAGTCTGCGGCCTGCCCCATGCAATGCTGGCTGCTGGCAGACCCACGCACTGCGCGATTGACAGCCGGGGAACGATAGCCGGAACTGATAATCACCGGCGCACCAAAATGTTTGCGCACGGGTTCCAGCACATATTCACACAAATTCTTGAGATTGCCGATCACTTCAGGCGGGGGCGTATTGTCCAGCCCACGGCGCAGGGCAGTCTGGCTGCTGGTGAATTCGGACAGTTGGAAATGCGGGGTCAGCCTGGTCACTTGCCCTTCCCCTTGCCAAAGAAATTGCCGCCAGCTTCCAGTGCGCGGTCAAACATCGTGTCGATGGCGCGCGGCCCCAGATAGGCAACGGCGCTGATCACCCCGGCGGCCACCGGGCCAACCAGTTCGAACCACGAACACAGCGAATATCCGATCAGGCCCATTCCCAGTGCCACCAGCAGTTCAAACGGCAATTCGCGCCCCCAGAACCGGCGGTTTCCGGCCTGCGCCTCTCGCGTGTGGAACAGCATCCGCCCGGAAATTCCGGCGATGATCCACCAGAAATGTGCAGCAGCCGCTTCAAAAAGTCTGTCCATGTGATGTCGCGCAATCCCGGTTGAATTTGCCCCACCATTGCGCGCCAATGCGTGCGGGCCAGTGCGGCAATTTGTGGTGCGCCGCATCACAAGGAAGGGGGGGTGCAACAAAGCATGGGGCGCGGCTTCATCAGCCGCATGGCCATTGCATCAGACAGTTTTACCGGGGTCGATCTGTCCCGTTTGCCCGCGCCCGATGTGGTGGAAGCGTTAAGCTTCGAAACAATCTATGCGCAGGCACTGGCCCAGTTCCAGACCTATTTCCCTGATTTTGATGCGGCGCTGGAAAGTGACCCTGTGGTGAAGCTGATCCAGCTGTTCGCTTACCGCGAAATGTTGCTGCGCCAGCGCGCCAATGATGCGGCGCGTGCGGTGATGCCCGCCTATGCAATGGGCGCTGATCTGGATGCATTGGCCGCGATTGTGGGTGTGGAACGATTTATCCTTGATCCGGGCGATCCGGGCAATGGGATAGACCCCACCTATGAAAGTGATGACAGCCTGCGGCGGCGCATGGTTCTGGCACCGGAAGGGTTTTCTGTCGCTGGGCCGGAAGGTGCCTATATCTTCCACGCATTGTCTGCGGATTCCGATGTACTGGATGCGTCCGCCATCAGCCCCACCCCCGGCGATGTGACCGTTACCGTGCTTTCCCGCACGGGTGATGGCACGGCCAGCGCGCCGGTGCTGGCGGCGGTGGATGCCAGGCTGACCGATACCAGCGTGCGCCCGCTGACCGATAATGTCACCGTGCAATCTGCCGCCATCGTCAATTTTGCCATTGATGCCACGCTGACCTTCCTTTCCGGCCCCGATCGGGCGCTGGTTCTGGCAGAGGCGCAATCACGCCTTGATGAACATCTGGAAACCACATTGCGCCTGGGGCGGGATGTGACGCGCGCCGGGATTATCGCCGCCCTGCACCCGGAAGGTGTACAGAATATCGACCTTGTATCACCCGCCGCAGACATTGTGCTGACCCGCCAGCAATGCGGATATTGCACGGGTATCACCCTGACCGATGCCGGGGTTGGTGAATGACAACGCTTCTGCCCCCCAATTCCACCGAAATGGAACTGGCGCTGGAACAGCTGCTGGGCGCACGGATCGGCGCAATCAATACGCCCTATCGCGATCTGTGGTCTGCGCAAACCTGCCCGGAAGAATTGCTGCCCTGGCTGGCCTGGGCATTGTCGATCGATCAATGGTCTGCCGATTGGCCCCTGCATATCCGCCGTGCCCGCGTGGCAACCGCCATTGAAATTCAAAGGATCAAGGGAACGGCCCAATCGGTTATCGATGTGGTGGACAGTTTTGGTGGCAGCGTGGTGGTGCGCGAATGGTTCCAGCAAGACCCGATCGGTACACCGCACACCTTTGACCTGACTGTGACGCTGGGTGGGGAAAACGCCGAAGCGCCGGAACAGGAATTTATCGACGCGGTCATATCGGAAGTCGCCCGAACAAAGCCGGTGCGCAGCCATTTCACCTTCACAGTTTCCCAGACCGCCCGTGCCCGTGTCGGCCTGCGCGCCGTGGCCCGTCCGGTTGTCGCGGCGCGCATCTGGGGTGCTGCCGCATGATCAATTTATTTTTCGGAGCCTGACCGATGCCATTGGATATTACCGTCACCAACGCGGGCCGGGCCGCCCTGGTCAATGCGCAAAACACCGGCACTGATCCGGTGACCATTACCGAAGTTGGTCTGTCGCAAACGGCGGTGGTGCCTGCGGTAACGGACATTGCCCTGGCCGGTGAATTCAAGCGTGTGGCTGGCGTTGCCGGTGAAGTGGTGGCGGATGATACAATCCACATCAATATGGTGGATAGCACCGCAGACGTTTACTCTCTGCGGTCATTTGCCCTCTATCTGGATGATGGCACCATGTTTGCCATTTATGGGCAGGTCGACCCCATTCTGGAAAAGACAGTGCAGAGCATTGGTGCACTGTCGATTGATGCCATCTTTGCCGATATTGCCGCCGCCCTGCTGACCTTTGGCAATGCCAATTTCACCAATCCGCCCGCCACCACAGAACGCCAGGGCGTGGTTGAATTGACCACCAATGCAGAGGCACAGGCGGGAACTGATTCCGTGCGCGCCTTGACAGTTGCAGCAGCCGTTTCAGCGATTTTGCCGTGGCTGCTGGCCGTAGATGGTTCCGGTTCCGGTCTGGATGCGGATTTGCTGGATGGGCAGGATGGGGGTTACTACGCCAATATTATCGCCCGCCTTGGATACACGCCTGTAAACAGGGCGGGTGATGTGATGACGGGCCTGTTGACCCTTTCTGGCGCGCCCACTGCGGCAAACCATGCCGCCACCAAAACCTATATAGACAATCTGGTTACGGCTGCTGCGCTGCTGGCCAAATTGTTGACGGTGGATGGCGCAGGTTCCGGTCTGGATG